TATCTAAATCAAATCCCACAACCAAATAGACCTCAGACTAACTAAGAATGAGAATTCTTATAATTGCTACCATAAGGTGTGGTGGACTTTATTTAAGTCGGCAATTATCAGAAACCTACAATTTAAGATTTTGGCACGAACCTAAGTTAGAAGCGATTTCTAGTACCTACTCCGGAAATTGTTGCGTAAAGATTTTGTCGTATGCTCCGTTTAATGACTTAGATAGTATCGTAGAGTATGCTAAAAAGTTTGATAAAGTTATCTTACTCGATAGAAGAGATAAAGAAGAACAACTAAGGTCTGTCTTTTCTTTGTATGAGTATGTACCAAACAGCGCTCATGATAAGTATAGTTGGGATGATTCTAAATTTGATAAAGAGAATCCTGTTAATACAAAACAATACTATATTGAATGGATAAATAAGTTTACCAAACAATTAAATGATATTGCAAAAGCGTTGAATGAAGATATCATCTATTATGAAGACTTATATTATGGTAAGGTTGATTTGAAAGGTTTAAAATTTATGCCAAATGTAGCAGAAAAATTAAGGCAAGATGAACTCATCATTGAGATGAGAGATAAACCTTTTCATATTAAAGAACTGCCTTTAGATAGGGTATATGTCTTTGATAACTATCTTGAACCTTCACTTTGGCAATTTATTGATAGTCACTTAACTCAGTCATCTACATGGGCAAAAACAAATCAAGTTAATTCAGACCATAAGACAGGTTTACCTCATCATAGTTTTTGGGGTACATCAATCTTTAGAGCAGATGAAAATGGTAAAGGATACTTAGATTTAGAAGCGGGTTGGAACGAATCGTCAGGTGCAATATTCAAATGGTTCAATAGAAAAATATGTACAGACTTTGGTTTTAAATGGAAAAGATTTCAGTACATGGGTACAAATAGTCAGACCCAAGGATTAGAAGGAACAACTCATGCAGACTGTTCACCTGATGATGAGTGGAATCTTTCTTTTTTATATTATTACAATAGTTATTGGAATAAAAATTGGGGTGGTGATTTAAGATTCTATGATAATGTTGAACAGAGAGGTCGTATTGGTCGTGACGAACATATCAAGAATCATCAAATCGGAAATGTAGAGTTTGTTCCGAATAGACTATTAATGTTTGATGGAAGAATACCACATGGTGCTGATGCACCAAATAGTAAAGCAAGATACATGGATAGAAGGTCTATTGTATTGAGAGGAGATGAAGTTCAACTTGTAGACGAGGAGGAAATGTTTAGTGCCAACGATAGATTTTACAACATTTAACGAAGACTCGTTAAGAGATTTCAAACCTGTACTCGCAAAGTCGTATGTTCCAGAATGGTGGAAATCAGCAAAAGTCTTTAACGCTGTTAGAGGTCGTCATATACAAACTATTCGTGCCTGTCCTGCTATGGACGATTGGTTAAAGTCAGGTTGGTATATACTTGCAAACAGAGATATGGAAGTCAACTTTGGCAGAGATAAAGAATCTACATTTACTAAGAATTCATTTACAAGTGACCCAAATTGGAATTATGATAAACATCATAGAGAAGGTAAAGATGAAGATGATAGAAACATATATCCACAATATCATTCACCTTCTCACCCAGCAGAACAGTTCTATCATTCATTTCAATATTTGCCAGATAAAGATGCACCTGTAAGAGATGCATTTAAGATGAGAAGTGCCTGGAATATCAAAACACCTCCAGGTTATTCTTGTTTGTATCTAGACCCTTTCTTATTTCAGAATGAACATTTTGCAGTATGGCAAGGTATCATAGATACAGATTCTTTTCAGACGAACTATGATAACTCTCAAATCATTTTTTATCCAAGACATGAGAAAGATTTTATCATACCAAAAGGAACACCCCTAGTTCAAATAGTACCCTTTAGAAGAGAAAATTGGGTCGCAACATATCAATGTATGACCGAAGAAAGTTGGACAACGAGTTTATCAGAACATACGAATGAACAACCCTTTACAACGATGACTGAATGGGGTCGAACTAAATATGATGATAAGACTAGATTAGAAAAGAAAGCTTTAGGCCCTTATAGAAATGAGGGATATTGGCAAGAAAAAGGTAAAATGTTTAAAGAAGAAGGACCTCCACCCGAATGTCCTTTTCATGAGGTGAAAGATGATTAAACTAATGTTTCCTGCTTATGTTTTTGAGTGGGACTTTCTAGGTGACCAACAAACTGAATTAATGTCACCAGAATATTTTGAATTAATGAAAAACGAAATGGATGCTATGAGAAGGCGTGACCCCGAAGGTCGAAAAATATCAAACGCTTATTCTGGTTGGCAATCTAACGATGGTGTTGATACTAATCCTATCTTTCAAAAAATGATGAGGCAAATAAAAATTAAGGTTAGAGATGAGATTGGTCCTGTTCTAGGTATGAAAGATGTACGAGTAGATTTGCATAATGCATGGGCGAACATAAATGACCATACATCTTGGAACAAACCACACTTGCATAATGGTTGTATGTTTTCAGGCGCTCTCTATATTCATGCAGATGGTGATGAAGGTGATTTCATAGCAATAGATACAGATTACAAATTTGCTGGTAATATACCTAGAGAGCAATGTGTTATACAAGAACACGAAAGTTTCCAACCTAGAACAGGTAGATTGATTATGTTTCCTAGTGCTTTAATGCATATGGTTGAACCTAATCCAACTCACAAAGATAGATATAGTATTTCATTTAATTGTGATTTCGATGGTGCATCAAATCATGAGGAGAATCATAACAGAAATATCTACTTTGAAATGGCAGATGAACACGGAAATCTTAGAATCAAAGACTAGATATTCTAAATAGTAGTATGGAAAGTTTTACAGTAGACCCCCATATGTTATGGGATTTAATCATAACCCTTATAATCTTACCAGCAGGTTTTCTGGTTCGTTCTCTCTTGGCAGAACAAAGAAGACTTGATATCTTAGTCAATAAAACTAGAGAAGAAATCGCTAGAGATTATGTCACTAGACAATCTATGGAGTTAACTTTTGAGAGAATTATGGACTCAATAGAGAGAATTGACGAGAAACTAGATAGACTTCAAACTAAAACTTATTTCCAAGATTAAAATTTGCATAAATAGTTGTATATCATATTAAAATGGAATACAAACTATGGCAGCTCCAAACAGTAAAGACACTCTAAAAGAATACATCAAAAGAAAACTTGGTGCGCCTGTACTTGAAATCAATGTCGATGATGACCAATTTGATGATAGAATAGACGAGGCATTACAGTATTTTCACAATTACCATTACGATGGTACAGTCAAAATGTATCTGAAACATCAGATGACAAACACAAAAAAGACTGCTATGAAGAATGACGAAGACTTCGTTGAAAATTCGGCAGGAACACACGCTTATACAGACGAAGCATTCAAACAACAACAGAACTATATCGTTCTGCCTGAGTTTGTTATGTCTGTCCTAAACATATTCCCATTCAATGACAAACATAATCTTAACATGTTTGACCTTAGATATCAACTAAGACTGAATGATTTATATGACTTAACAGCAACTAATGTATTGTATTACGAACAAGTGCAACAACATATACAATTATTAGATAACATTCTAGTAGGAAGAACACCAATAAGATACAATCAGCACATGAATAGATTGTACTTAGATATGGATTTCGCTGCTATAGAAGATAATGAATACTTAATTATAGAATGTTATAGAAAAGTAGACCCTAATGACTTTACAGATATCTACAATGATATGTGGTTGAAGAAATATGCAACTGCATTATGCAAGTATCAATGGGGTGAAAACTTATCTAAGTTCCAAGGTATCGCATTACCAGGTGGTGTGACATTAGACGGACAACAGATAAAACAAGAAGCGCAAGAAGAAATACAAAGACTTGAAGAAGAGTCAAGACTAAATCATGACATGTTGCCAATGGACATGATTGGATAAAGTGATATGCCAACAAATGTTTTTTTCAACCATGCAGTTTCTACAGAGCAACAACTATACGAAGATTTAGTTGTAGAATCTCTTAGAATCTACGGACACGAAGTATACTATCTCCCTAGAGAGATTGTAGAAGAAGATAGCATTCTAAATGAAGATGTGCAATCTCGTTTTGGTGATGCTTATCAGGTTGAAATGTACTTAGAGAATACAGAAGGTTTCGAAGGAGAAGGAGACCTTATGTCTAAGTTTGGTGTACAAGTAAGAGACCAGGCAACATTCATTATATCACTTAGAAGTTGGGAAAGATTCATATCATTAGATTCTAATCTTGCAACTTCATTCAGACCAAACGAAGGCGACTTGATATATTTTCCATTATCAGGTTCAATGTTTGAAATCAAATTTGTAGAACACGAAGACCCATTCTATCAAGTTGGTAAACTATTTGTGTTTAAACTTAGAACAGAATTATTCGAATACGGTCAAGAAGACTTCGATACAGGTATCGGTGATATTGACCTTATTGAAGACGAACAAGCATATACAATATCAATGACTATGACAAGTGGAAACGGCATAGACTATGTTGCTAATGAGAACATAACTTACAATAGTGCTGTAGTTGGTGAAGTAGTATCTTGGAATGATAGTAATGACAAACTTACTATCAAAGATAATACAACAACACTTGCAGTTGGCGATGTATTGACAGGTGTTGTATCGACAGCACAATTTACAATTAACTCTATCGATAGTGTATTAACATTCGAAAATGATGCAATGGCAGATAACTTAGAGTTTGAAAACAAAGATTCTGATTACTTAGACTTATCAGAAATTAATCCATTTGGTGAACCATAATGTTCGGTACATATTTTTACAACGAAACTATTAAGAGATGTGTATCAGTCTTTGGTACACTGTTTAATAATATACAATATAAAAGAGTTAAAGCAGACGGCACTATATTAACATCAGGTATCGTTCCTATCTCATATGGACCTGCACAAAAGTTCTTAGAGAGATTACAAGAAGAACCTGATTTAAACGATAACAATAGAAGTGCAATATCATTACCTCGTATGGCATTTGAGATTACAGGTTTTGAATACGATGCACAAAGACAACAAAACAAATTGATTCGTTCAGTTAAGAATCAATACGAATCAGATGGTAGTAGAGGGTTTCAATACGCACCTGCACCATACAATTTAAACTTTACACTATCAATCCTCACAAAGAATATGAATGAGGCATTGCAGATAGTCGAACAAATTTTACCTTATTTTCAACCTGAATATACAGTCACAATGAAAATTGTAGATACTATGCCTGACCATAGAGATGTACCTGTAGTTTTACAATCAGTTTCTATGTCAGACGATTACGAAGGTGGGTTTGAAGATAGAAGAATTATAGAATACACTTTGGATTTTCAAATGAAGACATACTTCTTTGGACCAATCTACACAGGTAATCTTATTAAGAATGTTGTTGAGAGAGATTATGTTTCTGCTGGAAACGGTGCATTCACATCAACACAAATTAATAATGCAGGTCTAGTAAAAGAAGTTAAACACTATGAACCTGCTTTTGATGCTCTTGCTAATGCAGTTGATAACTCTACAACAGTCACCTTTGATACTGCAATAAATAGTAAGATAAGCGAAGGAGATGAAGTATTTAACACAGGTGTGACACCTAATCCAACGATTAGTAGTATACCTGAGAATAGATTATCGCTAACATTGAGTAGTGCGATAACTATACCTAATAATACTACACTCAAATTTGTTGGTTCAGTAGACCCAGGTGACAGTTTCGTAGTAGCAGAGAATGTCACTTTCTACCAAGATGAATCAGTATTCGACTACAGTGAAGAAGATAACAGTTAATTATGGCAAACGAAATAGATACAAAACTTGATGAATTATTGGATATCGAAACTGATATCAAACAAAAAACAGAAATAGTCAAGTTGCCTGAAAGAGGCGAAAACATCGAAACAGACTATCGATATGCTAGGGAGAATCTCTATAATCTCGTAGAACGAGGGCAAGATGCAATCGATGGAATCTTAGAACTATCCAAAGAAACAGAACACCCGAGAGCCTATGAAGTTGCAGGACAACTTATTAAGACGGTTGGAGAAACAGCAGAGAAACTCATAGACTTACAAAGTAAATTAAAGAAATTAGAAGGCGAAGAACAAAAAGTGGGAACTCAACATAATCATTTATATGTTGGTTCAACTTCTGAATTACAGAAGTTTTTGAAAAAAAAGAATGACAGACCGTAATGAACTACTAAGATTCTTTAA